TTCACCGCCTCAAGCTTGAACTCCCGACTGAACGTCCGTCTCGTTCCCATTGGCCACCTCCGGCTTCATCATCAAACCTAAACTCGGTGTCTGTGAAGCCGGCAGCAGCTCAGAAAAGGGCACGGACAACATGATTGCTTATGGTGCTCCTGCTCTTTCAAGTGGCGTAAACCCATTGGGCTTGCGTGTAGTGATTTCCCCAAGCATGACCTCCGGCAACATCATGGTCGCGCAGTTCGCTACAGCCGCAACCTTGTGGAAGCGTCAAGACGCAACTGTTGATATTGGCTATGACGGAAACGACTTCACACAGAACCTTGTAACCATTCGTGGTGAGGAACGTGTGGGTCTTGAAGTTGCACAGCCAGGTGGAGTCTTGTACGGCGCAATCCACGCCTAATAGGTGATCCATCGTTGTACCAAATGAACCCCGTGATCGAAAGGTCACGGGGTTTTGTTTACTAAATAGATTGAAATGAGACTGGAGCACAAACAATGAAAGTACGTGTAATTGTCGGGACACTTTATCACGACATTTTAGGAAAGCTGGTCAAAGACCAAGTTTTGGATATTATCAAGCCGCACATTTACAAGTCACTCAAAGATTATGTTGAAGTGATTGACGGAAAGGTTGAAACGAAGGTTGAAACCAAAATTCACGAAGTTGAATATGACACAAAGGTCATCGTTCAAAAGTCCAAGACCAAGATTGCATCAATGACCAAGAGTGATAAGAAATGACCGCAACCCTTGATGCAAACACTGTATTGCAAAACCTTCGCCTTTCTGATGGTGAGGATGCGAGCAATGTTGACCTATACACCACTGGCGCAATCATCGCGACTCAAGCCTACCTAAACCGTCCTTTGTACAACACGCAGTCAGATATAGATGCTGATATCGCCGCTGGCGTCATTACAACTGACGATAACCCTTGCATTGTGGATGAACTTGTTCAGGGGGCAATCCTGCTCCTGATCGGCAGCATGTATCTACGTCATGAGGCTGATAGTCAGGTTGCCTTGTCCCGCATTCCTTATGGCTATGAATGGTTGTTGTCCACCTACAGGGCAGGCCAAGGAATCTGACGATGCTCGAAGCAGGCAAGCTAAGACACAAGGTACAACTTCAAAGCATCACCACTACCCGTGATGAGTTTGGTGGGGTGGTCAAAGCTTGGGCAACAGTTGCTAACACCTTTGCTGATATTTCCTATGTGTCCGGTAAGGAATACATCGTTTCAGGACAATTGAAAGCTCCAATCACTGCGCGTTTGACTATCCGCAAGCGTGCGAATGTTGATGCAACCATGCGCGTACTTTACGGCAACACAGTATTTGATATTCAGACTGTCTTGCCTGATTTGAACATGAATGAGTACCTAACCCTTATGTGTTCTGAAGGGTTGATTGATGGCGACTGAAATTGAGGGATTGGCCGAATTACTAAACAAGCTCCAACGGCTTCCAGTGGATATGGAAGCAGCATTGACCAAATCATTGAAGGCTGGAAGCAAGACGATTGTCAAGGATGCACAGAGTAGGGCACCAGTCAAAACAGGGAACTTGAGGAAGCAAATCAAGGCGGTCAACAACAAAACACCAAGTGATGATGCGGATATCGAAATTGATGTTGGCGTGGGCAAAAATGCTTTCTACTGGCGCTTTATCGAGTTTGGATACAACGCAGGCAAGAAAAACAAGCACAAGATCGAGGCTAGGCCCTTCATCCGTCCAGCCTTTGACAATAATCAACAGGAAATAGGTGACGCAATCAAGGCTTCATTGCAGAAGGTCATAGATAAAGCAGGTAAAGGCTCATGAGTGTACCAAATATATACAGCATTCTTACAAGTGATTCAGGAGTCAACGCCATTGTTGGAAATAACGTTTTCAACACGACGGCTGAAGAAAACACGGCTGCGCCATACATCGTTTGGAAAATCATCACAGCACCACCAGAAACATCATTGGATGGCGACCAGATTGTTTCAAACTACAGAATCCAGATTGACATGTACACGAAAACACCAGACGACAAGTACAACCTTTTGGGTCTTGTAATAGTCGCATTGAAGGACTATGGCTATTCATTGGGTGTAACGGTTGACGATTATGAAGATGCTACAGACCTGTACCGTTTATCTATAGATTTCTCAATCTGGTCTTAGCCAATCGCAGCTAAATAGTACTGAAGGCAACAAATTACAGTTTCAATGATGGATTGCTCCATTTATACATAGGAAATAACAAACATGGCAACTAAATCAATCAAGAGTCAGAAAACCGAATTGTTCTGCCTCGCAAATTCAGCGGTCTTGAAGATCGCTCAGGTTTCCGGTATCACTGGTCTTGGTTCTGGTAGTGCTTCAGCCATCGACTTGACGACTTTGGACTCTGACGCAAAAGAAAATGTGTCTGGACTTGTTGATGGTGGAAACATCAGCTTCGACTTGGTGTTTGACCCAACTTCAAACAGCCATCAGGAATTGCAGTCCATCTATGCATCTACCGACAACTATCAGTGGATGATTGGCTTGAGTGACGCTAACACTGCGCCAACCGCCAACTCCGGCGCGTTCGTGGCTCCAACTGGCCGTACCGTAGTTGCGTTCACAGCGTCAGTCTCACAGCTTGAAACTGACTTCGCAAGCGATGACGTTGCACGTTCCAAGGTACAGCTTCGTGTTTCTGGCTTGCCTGCTTGGACATACGCTTCTTGATAACCCGGTTCGCTTAGTCAGAGTGGACTAGCAAGGAAGCTCTCGACCCCGCTGGCAAACGCTGGCGGGGTTTTTTGTTGGCTGATGGTTGAAAAACGCAAGATTCCTGAACTTGATGCGCTAAAAGTCAACCCGAGTAACGGTTCAGAACCATCAGTTTTCGAATTCTATTCCTGAAGGGGGTAGGTGTGGTCAGCCTGAAAAGCCATAAAAACGGCAAGATTTCTGCACGCTAAATAAGGTCAATGTCAACCAACTTAGGATTACATGTTATGAGTTTGAAAGATTTAGCGAAGCCTGCTGTTGTGGAAAAGGTTATTGAGTACAAAGGCAAACAGGAAACGATTCATATCCAAGAATTGTCAGTGCTGGATGCTAACCGTTTGTTCGAACATTTCAACAAACAAAAGACGCTTGAAGCACGTAAGCTTTTGATCAACAAATCTATCGTTGATGAGAATGGCAATTCAGTGTTTACGTCTGCTGAAGTTGAAACACTTCCAGTAGAGCTAGCGGGCAAGCTTGAAGCAGCCGCAATGTCTGTGAATGGTTTTGGTGAGGATGGAAGCGTTGACGCAAAAAAAGACTGAGGCGTTCAACGCAACGCTATAACCAGTTCGCTTTGGCGCGCGAATTACACATGACGGTAAGGGAAATGGAGACAAGGATGTCTTACCGGGAGTTCACGGAATGGTTGGCGTTCTTTCAGTTGGAGAATGAAAAGAGCGATCCCGATCACAACTCGGACGATTTAGACGTCGATGATCAAGTGATTGAAGCATTCAAAAACATTAGCAAACGCTAAATAGATACAAGGAGAGCATTAGATAGGGAAGTGTGAATGGCAGGTTCGCTTGGTTCGCTGTATGTAAGTCTTGAAGCAAAGCTAGGATCATTCATTGATGGATTGTCCAAAGCAGAGACTGTATCCAAAGCGCAAATGCGCAAGATACAGCGCAACGCCGACAAGTTCAAAAGTGAGTTTAGCGACACCTTCAAGGAAGCTGGTCTAGCGGCTTCGGCGGCCTTTGCTGCTGTATCCGTGACAGTCAAGGAAACCTTGGATCAGATGGAGCAACAACTGGATGCAGCACGCCAGTTGTCCATTCCGCTCCAACAATATTCGGCTTTGTCTGCCGCTGCCAAGGTCTATGACGTAAGTACCCAAAGCATCACGGTAGCGATGCAACAGTTGATCCGTCAGCAGACGCAGTTTGCTTCGGGTTCCAAGTTGTCTATTGCAGCCTTCAAAGCACTTGGCGTTGATCCTACGAAGTTCAAAAACTCGATTGACCTGTTTGATGCGGTCATCGCTGCCTTGCGGAACGTCAAAAATCCAACCGAAAAGCTCCAGCTTGAATTGCAGTTGTTGGGTAGAAGTGGTTCTGAGCTAAATCCAATCATCAATGCAAGTTCTAAGGAATTTGAGGAACTACAAAAACAGGCTGTGGCAGTTGGTGCGGCCTTGGGCGCGGATTCCGCTGGTGCCTATGAGCAGGCTGATGATGCGTTCAAAAAGCTCGAAATGGGTGTTACCGGACTGAAAACATCCATTGTTGTCGCCTTGCTCCCATATCTAACAGAGTTGGCCAGCAGGTTTGAAGCATGGATTGAGGTTGCCAACCAGAACGGAACAATCGGGAAGATAGCTGACGCGATCAAGATGCTCGGCAACATTGTCATTGGTCTAGTGACCAATTGGCAAGAGTTAGCAGTTGCATTCGCGGCAATGAAGCTGATTCCGATCATTGAATCAGTC